TGCGGCTGAGGCCGTCGATCTCGCCCTGGCCTTGAACGTCCGCCTTTACCTTGAGGATCGCGTCAAGCTTCACGGCTAGCCAGTCGCAGGATTTCAGCCTCGATGATCTGCAGATCGCTCAGCATCGCAGATTCATCCGCCACTGACCGCAGTCTAAACATCCACGCCACTGCGCCATAGTCCAGCCCGATCAGTCCGCCAGGGCCGGTGCGCCATTGCGTCTGGCAGTCGAGGAACATCATCAGCGCAGGCCACGCATCAGGCTCAACCTCGAAGTGCTCGGGCTGGCCGGGTTCAAACCCGACCACGCCAAGCACCGCGGCATCGTCTGCGGTTTTATCGATCACGCCGCCCTTGACCCAATACTGAGCGGCGTCCTTTAGTTTTTTGCTTTGTTGCCGGTGACGCTCTCGAAGTACGCCACCACAATGGCGCTGGCGACTGCCGGGATGTTCAGCAGCTCGGCCTTGCTGGCAGCAGTGAATGGCACATCCTCGCCGTCTTCATCCTGCACATTGCTCCAGCCGGCTAGCACCTCATCGGCTACCGATTGATCGGTCAGCTCGATGCCATCATCGCCGCGCTGCTTTGCCCTGAACAGGTCTTGGATCTCGTTGATCCGCGTCTGCGCCAGTCGGTTGAACCGCGCGTCAAAGGTCTGCTTCTCATAGCGCCCGCCATCAATCGGCAGGCGCAGTACCACCGGCCACTCATAGGTGGCCGACTTCTTCAGGACAAATGCCATGCAGGATCAGGAGAAGGTGATCGAGACTTCATCGTTGCCGGCGCCGGTCGGGATTGCCACGTAGGGCAGGTTCAGCATTTGCACGCCGTCCTGGTCAGCATAGGTCGGGTTGCTGATGTCCACCTTGGGCGCCACCAGCGAGACCCTGTTGCCAGCGGTTGTGCCATGTAGCAGCGTCAGCACGCCGGTGGTGTCGTTGTTGGCGATGGCGAAATAGTCCTTCGTGGCGATCGGCACAGCTTCGATCATGCACTCGCCGGATGGCGCCCGATTGGTGATCATGATCTCCTTGGTGCAGCCAACCAGTTCGCGGTAGACCAGTTCGTTAGCCATATCAAGGCTGAGCGACTGCAGGCAGCCGGCATAGCTCAGAAAGCTGAACGTGCTGCTGTTGCCCGGCTTGAAGATCAACGGGTCAGCCTGTGCGGTATAGGTGCTGGCCGGCGCCGCCGTGTCAGTCGGTGCGTTGTAGATCCCGGTGAACTCGAAATCGATCGTCGGGATTGCTCCCACTTCAGCGCTCAGCGAGAATGTGCCGCGGCAGCCGGTGGCCTTATGCAGCACGCCATCATTGTTGTAGTAGATGGTGACGCTGTCGAAGCTGCTGCTGACTGGCTTGTAGCCGACGTTAGCGGCGATGCTGTAGTTGCTGCTGGCGCCAGGCGTGAAGCTGGCGGTAGTGGCCTGCACCGTTGCCACCTTCGTGCTGCCCACGTAGTCAGTGATCACGCCGGTGCCGCCCGATCCGGTGCCGCTGGTGATGCTGATGATCATGCCAACGTAGGCATCATCCGTAGCGCTGGCGCCTGCCGCCAGGGTGATGCTGCCAGCAGAGCCTGCCGTAGCGGTGCCGGTGACTGCAGAGCTGGTTGTGGTCTCGGCCATGCCGCACGCCTTCAGCAGGGCGCCGAATCGCGGAGCTGTAGCAGCAGTGCCGGAGCCGGTCAGCTCAATCTGGAAGTTGATCAGCACGCGCTGGTTGGCCAGCAGCTGGTCGCTGTTGCCCAGCCATGGCCGGATCAACTCGCGGCTGACGACATCCGACTCAAGCGGTGTGACATCAATCGAGCGGACCAGCAGCGCATCCGTCCCAGCCGGGCTGGAATCAGTCGCGTACGTTGCCTCGGTTTTTACGAGAAGGAGTTGCTTGCGTGTCAGCAGTGCCATCGGGAGCAGTCTTGGGTAAAGGTGCAGCCGGCAGCCTTACGCCGGTTTCAGGGTCCAAGACGTATGAGCCGCCTTGGCCGTGGTATTCATCCAACATGCTAGCGATGATCAACCTGTTGCCAGATTAGCGACTGCTGTGCGATACCTGATCAGGTAATCACACGCGATCACGCCAGCCGGTTGATCAGCCTCCACCATGTCGAACTGCACGCCACGCGGCTCAATGCTCATCGCGTAGCCACCAACTGTCTGGTCGGCCATGACCTTGGCGTGCAAGCTTTCAATGGTTGCATCAGCCTGCTGGTCTGGGATCGCGCCGCGCACAATCACGGCGATCCGCACCGTCAGGCTCCAGTCGGTTTTGCAGAAGCTCACGTCCGTGTTGGCCTGATCTGAGATCGGCTCAACCACAATGGCCGGCGACTCGCCACGTGTGATCGGCTCCACCCTGCTGCGGTAGATGCGCGTGCTGACGCCAGTCGTACCAGCCAGTGATGAGGCAATAGTGGCCAGTATGCTTTCGCGGCGTGTTGTCATGACTCAGGCGCTGGCGACTTGGGTGATTGTGCAGATGATGCCAGGGATGGCGGGATGCGTGGCATTGCCAGCTTCGGCGTGGATGTAAGCATCAACATCACTTGCCGCCCACATCAGTTGAATGTAATCAGCTGCGGCCAGCTTCAGCACATAGTTCACCGTGCCGATGATGTTGCCATCAGTGCTGCCATGCCGCGCGATGATACTGAAGCGGCTATCTGAATCTGCTACATCACCGCTGCTGCCGCTGTCATTCTTGCGCAGCCATACGTTGATGTCATGGATGCTGTTATCGCTATTGGTGAACTGGATTGAAAATGTGATGCTATAAACGCCAGGATGCAGCACCGTGATACGACTGCCTGATGCAACTGCAACGCCGTAGTTGCTCAAGTCGCCAGAACGCAGCAGTATTGCGGTTGGCGTGTTGATCGTCGCCACATACTGCGATGTCGAATCCCAGAAGCTGCCCCAATATCCCGGACAGCCGTGATACGCCAGCTGATTCCATCGCTGCGCGCCATTGCCGATCTTGATATTTCCTGTATCCGATTCGCGGCCAAACTCACCAGCCAGCAGGATCGGATTGCCTGCAGTCCAGGCCGCGCAAGTGTTGCTGCGAATCGGTGCGCTCATCAGTCGTGTGCCTTGATCATTACGTAGCCAGCGGTGACGCCTGAGCCGGCGGTGCTCACCCTGACGCGCATCAGCGCAGCATTGATGTCCACCACCGTCAGCTGCACCGTGCTACTTGCCACAGCGGTGAGCGGTGCGCCGATTGCGTACCAGCTGGCGCCGTTGTCGTCGCTGCCCTCCATCTGGAGCGCTGGTGCCGTGGTGGTGATTGCGCCGACGTTGACCACCAGCTGAGCGCGGTTGCCTGCGTCCCTGGTGTCCAGGCTTGGCGTTGTGCTGTTGAGCGTGGTGAGCACGATCGAGCGGTCGATCAGCTGGCGCACGGCTTCGGAGCTGTTGCTGTTCTGCAAGCGGTTGATTGCCCTGGTGAAGCTCGGGCTGGTGCCGCCCACGGTCTGCACATAGCGCACCCGGTTGCCGACAATCCTGATCAGCGGTGAGCGGTACATGCCCGAGCCGGTGATCCTCGGGAAGTCGTACACCTTGAACCAGTTGCCGCCGCTGTCGTCGGATTCCTCAATCGCCACATCCAGCGTTGGCGTGGTGCCTGTGACTGCAGTGACCGGGATGCTGACGCTGTAGCTGGTGCCAAATGTCGGTGTGAATGCCGCCGTGGTCGTGGTTGTTGTCAACGCGGCTGAGGCCACATCCGCGATGATGCCCGGCAGTGCCAGGTTGGCAGAGGTGACGGCTGCGACGGTGCCTGTGCCGATGTTGGCGGTGACGGTGCCGCTCACCGGCTGCGTGCCCAACGCACCGCCCAGCACCTGCACCGGCAGCCCATGGCTGCCAACAGGATCGCTACTCGCTACTCGGATCTTCTGCCGTCCCTGATCCTCAAGCTGAATGAATCCGGTCGTCAGTGTGGTGGTGCTGGCCGGCGCAGTGCTGCCGTTCTGCACCACGATGAACAGGTACAGCACCGTCTCAGGATCAGGAACGTTCTCGATCCTGCTGGCTCGGTTTGCCCATTGATAGCCGGTGTTGCTGGCCACCAGCGCATCAGAGAATCCGGCCGTGAGTACATCGAAGCTGATCTGCCCGACATGGCCAGGCGATGCAGTGGTGTTGATCGTGGCGGTGGTGTTGCCGCTGTTCCAGCCACGGCGCTGTGCGTCGAAGCTGGCATTGGTCGCAGTGGTGCCGCTGTACTCCAACTGGATGTAGTTCCAGCCGTACAGGGTCAGGGTGCCGCTGCCGGATGCCGGCCATGATGCAACGGTGAAGGTGACTGTGAGCCCTGAGACGCTGGCAATGGCATAGCGGCCTGGGATGCCAGCAGCACCAGTGATCCGCGACAGTCGCACGCTCTGGCCGACATTGGCCGCCGTGAATGGGTTGGTAGTGGGAAAAGTGACTGTGACGCTGGTGGCGCTGTTGATTGTGTAGGACAGCGCCGCACCAATCAAATCAGCCAGCTCGTATCTGAATGTCTGGTTAGCGATCCTCTGAGACAGGATCACCTTCAGGCGTGCCAGCAATGAGCCTGAGAACGTATCAATCGAGCGGATCACCGTTTCGCTGTTGGCGGTGGTGCCGGTCGTGATGACAAGGTTTCCGGCCGACTGGTTCACCGTCATGCCGCTGCCGGTCTGCAGCAGGGTGAACTCCTCAGCCGCTTTGCCGACGATCCCGCTGCCGACTTCAGCAAAGCCCACACGCATGAATGCCGGGTTGCTGTTGGTGACCGGCACAGGCGAGGCCCGCAGTTCGGCGTCCGTCAGCCCGCCGCCACCAGGCGGCAATACGACCGGCAACCGGCCGCTGTCCAGCGCCGGAAGCTTCCCGTTCACTGCTGCCAGCGTCGTCTCTGTTGCAGCGCCAGTCGGGAGCGGTAGGGCGCTGGCGCTCACCGGCTGCGTGGCCTGCCAGAACGTGCCAGACACAGGCACCGCCGTGGCGCGCAGCTCGGTGTCGGTCAGCGGGCCAGAGACTGCAGCAGTGCCTGTGATCGACACGCTGCCGCTGATCGGCTGAGTCGCCTGCCAGAACGTACCGCTCACCGGCACCGCCGTGGCGCGCAGCTGGACATCAGTCAGCGGGCCTGACACCGGCTGCGTCGCCTGCCAGAACGTGCCGCTCACCGGTTGCGTGACGCCACTGCCATCCACCGGCAGGCGGCCGCTCACCAGGGCCGGCAGCTTGCCATCGATGCTGCTCAGGCTGCTGTTGCCGGTCGTCTGATTCGCGGCTGTGGCAACACCGCTCACGCTCACCGGAACGGGTGATGCGCGCAGCTCTGCATTCGTCAGGCCGCCACCACCGCCGGCAGCAGGATCATCAACAAATACCTGCAGGCGGTCTGCGGCATTCATTGAGCTTGTGCTGAACTCAAGCGTCAGCGTCGTGTTGCCACCGCCGGCGGTCAGCACCGCACCCTTTGATGGAACGTTGAACTGATAAAGGATCGTGCCGCTGGTCACGTTCGTGATCAGCAGGAACTGCTCCAGCGTGTAACTGCCAGGCACCACCACGGTGCCGGCATTGGCGGCGCCTGGTGTGAAGGTGTAAGTGGACAGGAGAGTCTTGGCCATCAGCTCAGTGCCACCGCTACCGCTGTTCCATTATCGTCCTGCCCATCCACCCAGTTTGTGCCATCATTCACCAGCACATCGCCAGCCTGTGCGCCAGCCACGTCAACATCGGCAAGGTCGCCAAGCCCGAACTGTCGTGGATCCTGGCCGGCTGCCGAGCTTTCCGGCGCAACTCGCATCAACATCAATTCGGTAAATTCGCCATCGTCAATCTTCATGGCATCGCGCACCTGATAGTTGATGCCATCTACGGTCACGGCTGCGCCATAGATCAATCCGCCAAATTCAGAAGTTTTTGCTGTCAGCCTGTAATCAGTGGTGATGATCATTTCACCAGCAACCACTTGACCAGGCATGTCAAGGATGCCAAGGCCGGTAACGGCGCCACTGGTAACAGTGACGCCGAAATCGGCCAGGAACAGAGATAAGTCCTCTGTTAGCGCCATCAGCCGTACTTCTTCAGGCCGAAGCCGAAGCAGGTAACAGCGCTGGAAGCGGTGCCCGTCTCAGCCGTGCAGCTAAGGCGGATGTAGCGCTTCAGATCGTCATGGCTAAGCGTCTTCACTTCCTTGTAGGCAGCGTTGCCGATCGCAGTGAAGGTACCGCCGGTCACAGCAGTGAACGTGCTGTTGTCGGAAGATTCCTCGATGCGGAACGTCAGATCAGCGCTGGCGCCAGCAGCAGTGCCGGCCAAGATGATCTGAATGTCGCCGTCGTAATCAAGGAGATCGACGCCGGTCTGGTTGCCGGTGGCGGTGATGGTGGTAGTAGCCAGCAGCGTGAAATGCTGCAGCTTCTCAAGTGTCTGTTGGAAGATTGCCATTGGTCCTCTTGCGGGATGGTTTGCGGAAAGGCTGCGGGCAAACTGCCGGGGCCGGCTCCACAATCGGAGCCGACTGCGCTTTGCCCATGTTGATCAGGGCGATGGCGTCCGATTGCTCGGTATCAACCACCTGCCCTGCCTTGACAGCCACGCCCCTGATGGACGTGTCCTTAAGGATTTGAATCAACATCAGAGGGTGTTGTTGCCGCGGCAGAAGCCCTCGGGATGACGGACCGCAAAGTCCACATCCTGCAGAGCCACCACGCGCACGGTGCCGCTGGTGCTGTGGGTATAGGGATCCACGGTGAGATCCAGTCCACTCCACATCGCCATGATCAGCTGCGACCAGACCGCAAAGAAGATGTCGTTGGTCTCAACCTGATTGCTGACGACGGCGTTGTAGCCGTTGACAGTGCCGCCAGGCTCGAACACATAGGCGCCGGTGTCGGTGCCCTTGTCCTTGGTCTTCAGAGCGCCGCGCATGGTGGCGTTCATCAGGTATGCCATGGCGCCGATGTCGGCGTTGTCTGCGGCGATCTTCGATTCCATGCTCACCACCTCGGCATAGGTCGGGGTGTTGGCAGCGAAGTCCTCGGTGTTGATGCCGGTGGTCAGCTTGATGCCAAGCGGCTGGCTGCTGTTGCCCAGGCCGTAGAGGCCCACGCGGTCGATCTCAAGTGCCAGCACAGTGGCGAGATCCTGGCGGATCATCTGCTCAACATCGATGCTGGCCTGCAGCATCAGGCGGCGGCTGTAGTCGGTGAAGGCGCCAACCGTCTTGGGCGACAGGTTGACCTGATCGACGGTCTGCTGGCTCTCGGTGGGCGAACCCGATTCAGCCACCCAATACGCAGTAGCCGCAGCCGTCTGGCGGGGGATTGCCACGTTGCCGGTCAGCCCGGTCAGGCTGGTGACGCCAAGGCCGGCCAGTGCCGAGCGGTTGCGCAGCAGCTCGATAAAGCTGCCGGGGCGGAAGTCAGTACCGACCAGATCGCCAGCGCCGGATGCGGTGCCAACGGTCAGGTCGCGGCGCAGCACCTCGCTCGGCACCATGATGCCCTGAGCAACCTTGCCAGCGCGTGCAGCGGCAGCCTCGGAGCACTCGCGCTCGAAGGCCGCGGCCTCCTGCAGCTTGCGGTCGCCA